TAAATTTTCCACAGTGGAAAATCTATTTAAATATTCTAAAATTTTTAATGGTAGAGCTGCAACCAAAGGACAGGTGCTAGGTAGTATCCCAGACAATTCAAAATTTATAGAAATAATAGGAATAAACTATGTGAGTGATAGTAATTTCTACTATTTTCAGCCTATAATTCTAAGAACAGAAATTGTAAGAAATAAAGATGTGGCACTCGTTATAGGTATAACATCAGATATTAGAGAATTTATCTTGAGCTTTAAAAACAATATAATAACAATTACTCATTCTATGATTACAAACTCTACGGCTGATAATAATTTTATTGCACAAATTTTATCTGTTAATGCTTAATCTAATTAATAGGATAAGTTATTGTGAAATAGTAAGCTCCTTGGTCATCATCTACACCTGATTTTGTTACATCGCCATTTGGCGATATATAAAATGTTGTTGATTTATTAGTATTTCTATAAGATGCAGAGAAAAAAATTGTACTTTTTGGTCTGAAATTTTCAGGGATATTCAAAACAACTTCATAATTTTTATTGTAGAAAAGTTGCCCACTATCTATTATTAGAGTTGCTAAATTTGCAATTCTGGTTACTCTTCCAAAAGTTAATTTTGGAATATTAAAAAGATGTTCTTCAAATCTAGAGAAATTTTCCAA